GATGCTAGTGACCCCCGATGCCCGGTCTCTTTCATCAGGCACCCCCCAAGAAGAATTGTATGCTGACTATGCAAACATCATGAAGTCTCTGGCGGCCCAGGCTCGGCTAGAATATGCTAATACGGGAAAGATAGAGTATTCTGCCTCAGCCAACAAAGCGTATGCTGAAGAAGTGGACAGTATACTAGCTAAGTTGAATATAGCCGAAAAGAACGCCCCGTATGAACGCAAAGCGCAGCGAATCGCTAACATGAATCTCAGGGCGCTTCGCCAAGAGAATCCGGACATCGCAACAAAAGAGAAGAGAAAGCTTGGTCAACAGGCTTTAACAGCGGCAAGAGAGCAAATCGGAGCGAGAAAGAAACCAATTCACTTAACTGACAAAGAATGGCGAGCTATTCAAGCAGGTGCGATTTCATCAACAAAATTAGAAGATGTTCTAAAGAATATGAAGGCTGATCACATAAAAGAGCTGGCCACCCCCCGCGCGTATAACGCAGTATCATTGGCAAAAGAAGGGAAGATACAAGCAATGCGAAACTCTGGTTATACATTAGATCAAATTGCAACTGCTTGCAGTCTTTCAACTACAACTGTTTCAAAGTACATACAATCGTAGAATTAAAGAAAGGAGTGTAAAATGCTATGTCTTCGTCATGTATGCTGACAACATCTGATAATCCATATGATCCTTTTAAGCGTTTCGTAGAGTGGTATCTGTATGACACCGAAAAAGGATACAATTCCTGCGCCTATTTGGCGAGGATTGCGAGAACTTCTGAGCAATTTACTGAAGAAGAAGTCAATAATGAGATTGAAAGAGCAATTGATGAGATAATTAAGTATGATTTCATGAATATCTACAAGAAAATAAGAGAAAATGCCACCGAACAAAGCACAAAAACAGTGGAGGGGGTCGTGTAAAAAACACCCCCTCCCCCGCATCGCCGCTTTCTCAGGAAAAGCTCCGGAGGGACTTTTTTAGAGATGTTCTACGGTTATGAATTGGTTTTATAAGCTTTGGAAACTTTGAAGGGAGTCTTTCAAATGTTTTGGTGAACTTTTTGGGACTTTAATCACACTTATTATGAGAAAAAAGAGGGAGGTGAGCGGAAGTGACCGAGGAAAATATTCAAGAAGCACTGGAAAATTCCAGAAGAAAGAAAAAGATAGCCCTAACTCCGGAGGCAAGAGAGAATCAATTGATATCGTTGGCCGTGGATCTTGCCGAAACTCAGTTGCGGGAGGGAACCGCTTCCGCTCAGGTCATTTCTCACTACTTAAAACTTGGCTCGACGAAGGATCGTATCGAAAAAGAAATCCTAGAGAAGCAAAAAGAACTCATTGAGGCCAAGACAAATTCTCTCCGCTCGGCTCAACGGGTTGAGGATTTATACCTGGGCGCTTTAAATGCGATGCGTCGTTACTCGGGCCAAGAAGTGGATGAGAATTTTTACACCGGCGAGTAATTAGTAAAGGAGGGTGATTCTATAAGAGAGATTAAATCGTACTCGACGCTCCTGACCTACGAAACTTTTCTAGAACGGTTCAGGTATTTGAAGATGGAAGGGAGAGTCGGCGAAGAAACCTTTGGGTACAGCAGGTATTTAAATCAACGGTTCTATCGTTCTCCCGAATGGTTAAAGGTAAGAGACTATGTTCTGGTTCGAGACAACGGTTGTGACTTAGGCATCGAAGGGCATCTCATTTACAAACAGCCGTTAATCCATCATATAAACCCCATTGCGAAAAAGGACTTTGAAACGATGAGTCCTTTTTTAATTGATCCAGAGTTTTTAATCACAATAAGTCTCAACACTCACAACGCCGTTCACTACGGAGACGAAGAGTTGCTTCCTAAAGGACCCATCGAAAGAAGACCGAACGACACATGCCCCTGGAAACAATGAATGAAAGGAGGGTCGGAATGGACAGCATTTTAACATCAACCAAAAAAGTGCTTGGGCTTGGAGAAGAGTATACCCACTTTGACGATGATCTCATCATGATGATCAATACGGCCTTTGGGGTATTGACTCAACTTGGATGCGGACCGGCGAATGGTTTTTACATTACAGACGTCTCGGATACATGGTCCGATTTTTTAGGTTCAAAACTTAATCAACTACAAATGGTGAAATCGTATGTTCATTTCAAAGTAAAGATGATGTTTGACCCTCCCGCAACGTCCCCTCTTATAGAAAGTGCAAACAACATAATGAAGGAATTAGAATGGAGGATTAATTTAACAGTTGGAAATTAAGATAGATAGTGGTTACTGTAAATATAAAGCCCATTCAGAGTTAATCTTAAACAGCCCTTCGTGTCATAACTGCAATAAAGCCAAAAAGGGATGCCCAATCCTTCCGCGACTGGGGGAGTTTGTACGAATTAACTGTCATCTATGGGAGAAGGGGGAATGAGCCTATGGAACAATCTGTGTTAACTCACGTTGGGGTTAAGGGCATGAGGTGGGGAGAGCGAAAAGAGAAAGAAACTTCGCAAGCGCAGAGTTTTCGAGAGCGAAGAGACGCTAAGCGTTATGAGAAACTTAAACGCACGCCACTTGAAAAACTCTCTAATGAAAACCGAGAACGGGTAATTAAAACAGAGTTAAATAAACATAAAGCTCAAAAGGACGCAATGATGAAAAGTTTAGCTAGAATTAAAGTTAGTTTTGGTAATGCTAATAACGTTTTGGTTGCGAAGGAGTTTAGTACGGGGCGCTTAAATAAATCCGAAGACTTACAATTTCGCACTAATAACAACAGTATTGATTATTGGGAAACCAACGCCAAAAAATACGGCGTAAAGCATTCCGGTCTCTTAACTCACTATGGCGTTCCGGGAATGAAATGGGGAGAGCGAAAAGAGAAAGAATCTAAATGGAGGAACGTGCCAAACCCATCGCGTCGTCAACGTAAAAAAGCAGAAGAATTATATAAACGACTACCGAAGGAACTGACAAAAGAGGACGAGGTAAAGCGGGCCGCGTTCCTCAGCGAGAAATTAGACGTTCTTTCTAAGAAAGAACGAACAGAAAAAATAAAATCAATGCTTGATACTCTCAGAACTGAAAAAAAGGAAATGGACCAGCTTTGTCGCGAAATTGAATCAGATCCAAGTTCGTCCAAAAGCGATAGAGAGGATTTTGCTCGATTCGCTCGTAACCGCACAATATCCCTTGAGACGACGGAGTCTTTAGCCAAAAAATACGGCGTAAAGCATTCTGGTCTCTTAACTCACGTTGGCGTTAAAGGAATGAGGTGGGGTGTTAGAAAAGAGAAAGAAACCGCAGCTTCAAATAGTCTTTCTTCTATGTCTGACCAAGATCTTCACACAAGGATCAACAGGATTAGATTGGAAAACGAGTATAGGACTTTAACGACGCCTACGACTCCTCCTAAAAAACCATCCATAATCAAAAAACTTCTTAGAGAACATACCGAAAACTTAGGTAGACAAATATTAAATCAGATGACAGGAAACGCAATGGATAGGCTCTTTAAGAAAAAAGAAGGAATCGATTATGGTAAACAAACTGAAATTAAGGATATTACTAACGTGTCAACCGCAGATATTAGAAAAGTTAGCGATCGTATTAACGCGCTGAATGACTACGAAAGACTAAGAAAACCAATCGAAGCTATGAAAAACGATCTAAAGAAAACGGAATCGTCTGAAAAGAAGACTGAAAATAAAGCATCCGAGAAGAAGACTGAGAATAAAGCATCCGAGAAGAAACCCGATAATGTGGTTTATTTCCGACCCTCCGATAAGAAGAAAAAATAAAAGGATAGATTTATATGGCATTATCAAACACTGCCGTTCCAAAGTATTACGGCATGTTTCGAGATGCCGTACTCCGCGGAGACATTCCAGTTTGTAAAGAAATCTCAATGGAAATGAACCGTATAGATGATTTAATCGCTAACCCAGGAATTTACTATGATGATTTAGCCATCAATGGGTTTATCGAGTATTGCGAAACCGAGTTGACTTTGACGGACGGCTCGGATTTGACGCTTTTAGACACGTTTAAGTTATGGGCGGAACAGATTTTCGGATGGTACTATTTTATTGAGCGTACCGTATACGAACCGAGCCCCGATGGCGGTCACTACGTTCGAAAGAACATCAAGCGAAGGCTGATTAACAAACAATACCTCATTCTGGGGCGCGGCGGAGCGAAGTCCATTTACGCGTCTTGTATTCAAAGTTACTTTTTAAACATTGACGACACAACGACGCATCAAATTACGACTGCTCCGACAATGAAGCAAGCCGATGAGGTTATGTCGCCCATCCGTACATCTATTTCACGCGCCAGAGGCGTCTTATTTCAATTTTTAACCGAAGGGTCTATCAATAATACCACCGGACCCAGAGGAATGAGAGCTAAGCTGCAATCGACAAAAAAGGGTATTGAAAATTTCCTAACCGGCTCGCTATTAGAAGTCCGTCCTATGAACATCAACAAGCTTCAGGGGTTGCGTCCTAAGGTGGCTACTATTGACGAATGGCTTTCCGGCGATGTTCGGGAAGACGTAGTCGGAGCCATAGAGCAAGGCGCTTCTAAATTGGACAACTATCTAATCATAGCAATTAGTTCTGAAGGAACTGTTCGAAACGGAAGCGGAGACACCATAAAGATGGAGCTCATGAGTATTCTTAGGGGAGAATACATTAACCCTCATGTTTCTATCTTTTATTATAAGCTCGATTCGCTTGACGAAGTAAACCGTCCTGAGCTTTGGATTAAAGCTAATCCAAATATTGGAAAGACCGTCGGATACGAAGCTTATCAACTGGATGTTGAGCGTCTTGAGAAGGCTCCTGCTGCACGGAATGACATCTTAGCGAAACGATTTGGTATTCCGATGGAGGGGTATACCTATTTCTTTACGTACGAGGAAACCCTCCCGCACCGCAAACGGGACTATTGGCAAATGCCTTGTTCTCTGGGTGTTGACCTGTCCCAAGGCGATGACTTTTGTGCCTTTACTTTTCTGTTTCCGTTGCAAAACGGTTGCTTTGGTATAAAGACGCGAGACTATATATCGTCATTTACGTTGATGAAGCTTCCGGCTGCCATGAGAGCCAAATACGATCAGTTTATGCTGGAGGGAAGTTTAATTGTCCTAGACGGAACGGTGCTGGACATGATGCATGTTTATGAGGATTTGGATAACCACATCTCCGAACGAGGGTATGATGTGCGTTGTCTCGGATTTGACCCTTATAACGCTAAAGAGTTTATCAATCGATGGGAGAACGAAAACGGACCCTTCGGGATTGAAAAAGTCATACAAGGATCGAAGACGGAATCGGTTCCCTTAGGAGAGTTAAAGAAGCTATCTGAAGAGAGAATGCTTTTGTTTGACGAAGAGCTTATGACGTTTGCTATGGGTAATTGCATAGCGCTTGAAGACACCAATGGGAATAGAAAACTATTAAAGAAGCGTTATGAGCAGAAGATCGACCCGGTGGCGGCGTTGTTAGACGCCTATGTCGCTTATAAACGCAACTTAGAAACGTTTGATTGATTTGAAAGAGGTGATTGGCCGATGGGAAGCAGGATAGACAGGCTAAAGAAAGCCTGGAACACGTTTCGGAATAAGGACCCCACTGATTACAATGTTTATCCCAATGCTAATTTCTACCAAGATATAGGAGCCGGATACTCCAGGCGTCCTGATCGGGTTATGTTTACTGGAGGGAACGAATCTTCGATAGCCACTTCCGTATATAACCGCATTGCTTTAGATGCGGCGGCCATCGCCATACGTCACGCAAGATTAGACGATAACGGAAGATTCGTTTCTGAAGTAGAATCTGGTCTGAACAACTGTTTATCGGTCGAAGCCAATTTAGATCAAACAGGCCGAGCGTTTGTTCAGGATGCCGTTATGTCTATGCTGGACGAAGGGTGTGTTGCGTTGGTTCCAACCGATACCTCTATTAATCCGGCTATATCAAGCTCGTATGATGTCTTATCCATTCGCACCGGTAAGATTGTGAATTGGTTTCCGCGTCACGTAGAAGTTAAGGTTTATAACGAAGATACAGGCAAGAAAGAAAATCTCATTTTATCTAAGGATTTGGTGTGTATCGTTGAAAACCCGCTTTACTCAGTCATAAACGAACACAACTCCACCATGCAGCGTTTAATAAGAAAACTGAATTTATTAGACGCTGTCGACGAGCAATCTAGTTCCGGGAAGCTGGATTTAATCATTCAACTTCCTTACATCATCAAAACCGAAGCCAGGCGTCGGCAGGCGGAAAACAGACGCATAGACATTGAAAATCAATTATCCGGCTCAAAGTATGGAATTGCGTATACGGATGGTACGGAACGCATTACACAGTTGAATCGTCCGGTGGAGAATAATCTCATGGCGCAGATTGAATTCTTAACGAGTATGCTTTACAGCCAGTTAGGAATCACTCAGGGCGTTCTGGATGGGTCCGCAGACGAGAAAACGATGTTGAACTACTATCACCGGACGATTGAACCAATTCTCTCGGCGATCATTGACGAGATGAGGAGGAAATTCCTTACAAAGACGGCTCGTTCACAGCTCCAAACCATAGTCTTCTTCAGGGATCCGTTCAAGCTCGTTCCTGTTAACAATTTGGCTGAGATTGCCGATAAGTTCACAAGGAATGAAATTATGACGTCGAATGAAATGAGGCAGATTATTGGAATGAAACCGGCTGATGATTCTAGCGCGGATGAGTTGAGAAACAAGAACTTAAGCCGTTCAAACGAGGAGATTAATATGGGAAAAAAGGAGGAAAAGGATCCAGATGAAAAAGAAGTATGATTTTAGCGGATGGGCAACTCGTAATAACATTCGTTGCTCGGACGGTCGGACCATCATGAAAAACGCTTTTAAACATAATGATGGGACGGTCGTTCCGCTGGTTTGGAATCATCGTCATGACGAATCTAATAATGTACTCGGCAACGCGACGTTAGAGAATCGTGACGAAGGCGTATACGCATTCTGTCGCTTCAACAACACAGAGTCCGGACGAAACGCCAAGTTGCTTGTGCAGCATGGAGACGTATCGGCGCTCTCCATTTATGCGAACGATTTAAAAGAAAAGGCATCCAGCGTATTTCACGGAGCGATTCGTGAGGTAAGCTTGGTGCTGTCCGGCGCAAACCCGGGCGCATTCATCGACTCGGTCATTCGTCACTCGGCTGATGGGAAGAAGGTTGAGGAAACGGACGAGGCTATCATCTATTCGGGCGAAGCTATTACGTTGTATCACGCTGACGACCCAACCAAACGCCGAAAGCGTGAGGATGATGAAGAAGACGACGAAGACTTGGACGACGAAGAAGAGGCGGATGACACCGAGGACGATTCGGAGGACGACGAAGAGGATTCCGAGGAGCAAGACGAAGAGGATTCTGATGACGACGAAGAAGAGACAAAATCGGCAGAGGAAGTTTTTGAGACTTTAAATGATGAACAAAAGGTTCTTTTGTATGCGTTAGTTAAGGATGCGGAAGAACACGCAAAAGACAACGATGATGACGAAGAAGAGGAGGAGAAGACCGTGAAACACAACGTTTTCAATAAGGATCCGGAGGGTAAGAAGAATGTTCTTAGTCATTCGAAGATGACGGCTATCATTTCAGACGCCAAGCGGTATGGGAGTTTGAAAGACAGCGTCCTCCAGCATGGCATTACGAACATCGAGAACTTATTCCCGGACGAAAAGGCGATTCAGGATAGACCGGATTTCTTCATGCGGGACATTACATGGGTGGAAACAGTCATGAATGGCGTGCATCATACTCCGTTCGCGCGTGTTAAGTCCAGTTATGCGGACATCACCGCTGACGAAGCCAGGGCGAAGGGTTATATTAAGGGTAACCAAAAGTTAGAAGAAGTGATCGTGGCTCTGAAGCGGAGCACGACTCCGACCACTATCTATAAGAAGCAGAGACTGGATCGTGACGATTTAATTGACATCACCGACTTTGACGTTGTCGCGTGGATTAAAGAAGAGATGCGGATGTTGCTGGATGAGGAAATCGCAAGGGCGATTCTGGTTGGCGACGGGCGTTCTCCTTCTTCCGACGACAAGATCAACGAGCAGAACATTCGACCCGTCTGGACTGATGATCCGACCTATACGATTAAAGCGGTCGTTCCCGTGGCGCCGTCTGCCACCGCCGATCAGAAGGCGAAGGCGTTCATTCGGTCTTGCGTCAAGGAGAGGAAGAACTATAAAGGTTCCGGTTCCCCCATTCTGTTTACAACCGAAGACGTGTTAACGGATTGTTTGCTTCTGGAAGACAAGAACGGACGCGTCATTTATGACACGATGGAAAAACTGTCCACAGCGCTTCGTGTGAGCAAGATCGTGACTTCTCCGATTATGGAGAACTTAACGAGGGTTAATGAGAACAGCGAAGCGGTTGAATTAATGGGCATCATTCTTAACTTGAACGACTACAACGTCGGCGCAGATAAAGGGGGAGCGGTCGCTATGTTTGACGATTTCGACATCGACTACAACGCGCAGAAGTATCTGATCGAAACGCGTTGCTCCGGGGCTTTGATTCGTCCGAAAGCCGCTATCGCTTTGGAATTGGTTCTTGGCGAAGTCGCAGGAGAACCCGGCGACGAGTAAAACAACTTAAAACCGGAGGAATGAGTTATGTCTAAGTATTATGGAAAGATAGGATATGGGCAAAGCGCAGAAGTTTCTCCGGGTGTATGGAAAGACGGCATTACAGAACGGAGTTATTACGGCGATGTGACTAAACTCACAAGGAAACTAGAGAACGCAGAAGGGTTGAACGACAACATAACAACTAACAATGTTATAAGCATTGTCGCCGATCCTTACGCAAATGATCACTTCTTTGACATTCGGTATATTGAATGGGCGGGAGCTCTTTGGAAGGTCACAAATGTCGAGGTGGCAAGACCGCGGCTAATTTTAACGATAGGAGGCGTATATCATGGAGAAACGGCTTGAGTTACACGAGAAGCTATGCGATACCCTTGGTTCCAGGCAAGTTTACTTTCAACCTCCGCCGTCTATTAAGATGTTATACCCTTGTATTGTCTATACTTGGTCGCGGCTCCGTACGCGCTTTGCAAATGGTCGTATGTACGCAAAAAAGAAAGAATACACTGTAACGGTCATCGATCCGAATCCGGACAGTTCTATTCCGGATCGGGTTCTATCTCTTCCTTTTTGTTCTTTTAACCGTCACTTTACCGCGGACAACTTAAACCACGATGTTTTTCAAATTCATTATTAATAGGGAGGATGTAAACCATGCCTAAAATTGTTTGGGATGCCACTGGCGAGCGGTTCTATGAAACAGGTATTTCTCACGGTGTTCTCTACATTAAAGACGTTACCAACAACAAGTTTCAACCCGGTGTTCCGTGGAATGGATTGACAGGCGTAACAGAATCGCCTTCCGGTGCAGATTTAACCGATTTGTATGCGGACGACATCAAGTATGCTTCTTTGCGTTCTGCCGAGTTGTTTGGGGCGACAATTGAAGCCTACACCTATCCAGACGAGTTCGCTAAATGCGATGGTTCGGCGGAACCGGTTCCCGGTCTCCGTTTCGGTCAACAGAAACGCGAAGTCTTTGGGTTTTGTTATCGCACTGTCGTAGGCAACGATACGGATCCGGAAGGGGGTTATAAGTTACATTTGATTTATAACTGCACGGCTTCCCCCTCAGAAAAGGCGTACGCCACAATTAATGACAGTCCGGACGCGATTACCTTCTCGTGGGAATTAGCCACAACACCCATTCCGGTTGAAGGGTATAAACCCGTTTCTTGTTTGACGATCGACAGTTCAAAGGTTAATGAGACGAAGCTGAAGGCGTTAGAAGACATTCTTTATGGCGGCGAGACAGAGGAAGCCAAGATGCCGTTGCCGGACGAAGTTCTTCAGTTGCTGCAAGCCTAATCAATCGAGGTTATATCAAAAAGAGGGCGATCTTCTTCGGAGGGTCGCTCTCTTAATTTAAAGGAGAAATAAACATGTTTAAAAAGACAATTCATTATAAGGATTATGATGGAAACGAAAGAAATGAGGATTTCTATTTTAATCTAACCAAAGCCGAAGTCATGGAAATGGAACTGGGGGCTAGTGGTGGTTTTGCCAGAATGTTGGAGAAAATCGTGTCCGATCAAGACGGTCGGCGTATGGTTGAAATTTTCAAGGAATTCATTGTCCGCTCCTACGGCGAGAAATCCCCTGACGGAAAGCGGTTTATCAAGAATAAGGAACTGACGGACGCGTTTATGCAAACCGAGGCTTTCTCTGAGTTGTTTATGGAACTGGCTACAGACCCCGACGCCGCGTCTGTGTTTATCAATGGTGTTATTCCGGCCGCAATAGTGGAAGCCGTAGTCGCAGAGCAAGCCCAACCTCCCATTGGAATACCGTGGCGTATCACTCCTGAAATTAAAGAATAAGCGAACGGAGGCGAGAGAATGTTTCAATTAGTGATCCCGCAAACGGAATATTATAACGAAGCAAGCGATTCCTTTGTAATGATACGCGAACAATCGATTCAGATTGAACATTCTCTTGTGTCTCTTTCAAAGTGGGAAGCCAAATGGGTAAAGCCCTTCCTGGGCAAAGAGAATAAGAGTTTTAACGAATGTGTAGATTACATAAGGTGTATGACTCTTACGCAGAATGTCGACCCGATTGTTTACGGCGGAATCACAGCAGACCTAGTTAAAAAAGTTAACGAATACATTGAGGCTCCTATGTGCGCCACTTGGTTTAACGAAAGACCCGGCGGACCTAAGAACCGAGAGATAATTACGGCAGAGGTTATCTACTATTGGATGATTGCTTTGGGGATCCCTTTTGAGTGTCAGAAGTGGCATTTAAATAAACTGATGGCGTTAATAAGGGTGTGCAACATTAAGAA